TACGATAACATAAACCCCGATCACTACAAGCAAGGAGATAAAGAAGTCTGGCAGATGATGATAGACTGCTTTGGAGAAGAAGCATACATCAATTTCTGTCGCCTGAATGCATTCAAGTACCGGATGAGAGCGGGCAACAAGCCCGGAGAGGAAGTGTTCGACGATCTCCAAAAAGCATTTTGGTACGAGAAAAAGATTGAAGAGTTATGCAAGTAACATTCTTCAAAGACATTAAAGCGCCTGACGAGCCACACCACGTTGATGTGACCACGGCGCTCAACCGTATACGTGATGGCAAGAGCAGACATCAGATCGAAGAGTACAGAACCTCGGGGGACAAGTCCCTCAAGAACAGCCTCCCGCTCGTATGCTTCAGCGGTGAGTTCACTCGCAGAGCAGATGATGCATTGTTCGAACACTCTGGACTCATCGTCTTGGACTTCGATCATGTGGACGTTAACGAGAGCAAGGGCTTTGTCGGCGCTGACGATCACGTCTACGCTTGCTGGACTTCACCATCTGGTGACGGGCTCAAGGCACTCGTCAGAGTCACCAACCCAGAGCGACACCGTGATCACTTCCGAGCGCTCCGCACGTACTTCGAGAAGCAGTACAACCTAGAGGTTGATGAGTCAGGTATCAACGAGTCTCGTGCATGCTTCGAGAGCTATGACCCTGAGATTATTGTCAACCCATCGAGCCGACCCTTCGGTGCGTTCGCCTCTGAGAAATCAGAGAAGCAAGTAGCCGAGGTTACTGGTGAGTACACCGACTATATGAAGCTCAACCTCGCTGCACGTATGATACGTCAGGCAGAGGATGGACAGAAGCATGCGACACTTGTCAAGGCTGCACGTCTCTGTGGCGGGTACATCGCTGCTGGCAAGATGGAAGAACAGGAGGCAGTTCGAGTACTGCTTCGTGAGATAACCAAGCGTGACATCGACGATGAGCAGCTCGCTACACGTACCATCCGTGACGGTATCGAGATGGGTAAGGCTGACCCCTTGCGTGACACCATCGACGCAGAGCATGACGCACAGCGTGAGCTCCTGATCAATGACGGTGACATGTCGTTTGTCTCATCAGATGATGAGGACTTCCGTTGGATTGACGACTACGCACAGGGTAAGATCGAGGTAGGGTTGGATACTGGTGATGAGAACTTCGATCAGTACTTCCGCTACAAGAAAGAGTTCCTCGTGATGAACGGGCATAGCAACGTGGGTAAGACTACAGTAGCACTGTACCTCATGGTCAACTCAGCTATCCGGCACGACTGGAAGTGGGTTGTGTACTCTTCGGAGAACAAGACTGCCTCCATCAAGATGAAGCTCATGGAGTTTGCTTGCAACAAGAAGGCTGGTATGATGACATACGCCGAGCGTAAGTTCGCATACAAGTGGGTGCAGAAACACTTCACTGTCATCAGCAACCGTGAGACCTACACCTACACAGACATCATCGTCTTCTTGGAGAAGATCATTCGTCAGCAGGATGTGGATGCAGTTTTCATTGACCCCTACAATTCACTCAAGGTGAACTCTGGTAAGGTCAGTGAGCACCAGTACCACTACGAGGCTGCATCGGAGATGCTAACCTTCAGCAACAAGCATGACGTTGCAGTGTGGCTCAATGCCCACGCAGTGACTGAAGCTCAGCGCCGCAAGGGTGACGATGGATTGCCAGTAGCACCATTCGCTGAGGACACCGAAGGTGGTGGCAAGTTTGTCAACCGGGCAGACTGCTTCATCACCATACACCGTAAGGTCCAAGCGCCTGACAATGACGTGAAGCGTACCGCAGAGATCCATGTCCGTAAGGTGCGTGAGACGGAGACCGGAGGCCAGCCCACACCGTGGGATGATCCTATCAGATTCCGCTTCAATACACAGGGTACAGGATACCGTGTGACCAGTACGTTCAAGGAATTGTACAATCCAATCGAGCACATTCCTGATGAGCAGATGAGGATTACTATGGAAATGGAGAACTTTTTCGACGATTAAACCGTAACTTGCCTTTATGAAGAGACGAAAGGCGGGGACTACCCGACGAAAGTCTGCTAAGAAAAGGCAACTAGGAAAGTATAAGAGCGGATTAGAAAAGAGTTGTGCGGGCTTGCTTAGAGAAGCAAAGCTCCCATTCAACTACGAGGAGAAGGAGTATGTCCTTATAGACAAGTTCAGGTTTGAAGGCGTGTACCACAAGATGACCGCCAAGAAGAAAACTCTTTCCGACCGAAGCAACAGCATGGTGTTACCCATCAAGTACACACCTGACTTTGTAGCCGAGGACGGGAGCTGGATCATCGAGACCAAAGGGTACACACCTTCACACCACGACTTCCCTATGAGGTGGAAGCTGTTCTTGAAACACCTTGTTGAGCTAGACGAACCACTACCAATGCTGTTTATCTGTAAGAATACACAGCAAGTTGTCGAAGCAATAGAAATAATCAAGAATGAAAGATCTAAGTGAAAGGCTGTTCGCTGCATGCAACCGCATGGGGCAAGCAGTCACAGAGTTCTATGATGAGATCCACCCTGAAGGGGAGCCGGATGTCAGCATGGAAGATCTCGGCCACCTCATACATGACCTGAAATACTACATCAGACTGGAGCTGGACCTAGTGAAAGAACTCTTCAAAGAGAGAGACGAACTGGCTTCTGGAGATGTCGAAGATATGACGTAAATTAGTCGTCCCTTTTTTCACAAAACTTATGACTCAGAAACAAACTATCCCTTGGGGAGAGGTGGGCTACCCTACCTTCAAACGTACCTACTCTCGACCGTTGAAGAACGGCAAGACAGAGGAGTGGGAAGACACTGTAGAACGTGTAATCGAAGCTTGCAATAAGCAGCTCAAGTGTGGATTCAGTACGCAAGAACAGGACAGCATCCGTGAGATGATGCTCAACCTGAAGGGTACTGTAGCTGGCCGCTTCCTGTGGCAGCTTGGTACTAAGACTGTTGATAGGCTTGGCCTACCATCGTTGCAGAACTGTGCCTTCACTGTAGTGGACAGCCCAGTTCGTCCATTTACTTGGGCCTTCGAGATGCTGATGCTTGGGTCCGGTGTAGGATTCAACATCCAACGTGAGCACGTATACCAGTTACCCAAGGTGAAGCGTAAGGTGAAGGTCACTCGTCTGGATGAGAATGACGCTGACTTCATCGTACCTGATTCTCGTGAGGGATGGGTGGAGCTTCTGGATCGTGTACTCAGAGCAAGCTTCGAGACCGGAAACAGTTTTACTTTCGCTACCCACCTCATTCGTGGTAAGGGATCTGCGATCAAAGGATTTGGAGGGACTGCCTCTGGCCCAGAAGATCTGGTGTGGGGAATGCTGGAGATCAACCGCATCCTCAACGAGCGATCAGGGAAGCGCCTGCGCCCTATTGATTGCCTCGACATCATGAACATCATCGGGAAGATTGTAGTGGCAGGAAACGTCCGCAGATCAGCTCAGATTGCTATTGGTGACCACGATGACTTGGAGTACCTGAGAGCAAAGCGCTGGGACTTGGGTGGTATCCCAAACTGGAGAGCCATGAGTAACAACTCTGTTGCCTGTGAGGACATCACCACTCTGCCCGATGAGTTCTGGGAGGGGTATAAAGGTAACGGTGAACCATACGGTTTGATCAACCTCGCTTCTTCACGTATTCAAGGGCGTACAGGTGAGACCCAGTACCCTGACCCTGATGTGATGGGGTACAACCCTTGTGCTGAGCAATCACTTGCCAACTTTGAGACTTGTTGTCTGGCTGAGATCTATCTCCCAAACATCGAGAGCAAAGAAGAACTGAAGAAAGTTGCTACCTTGTTGTACAGAATCAACAAGCATAGCCTCGCTATCCCATGTGCTGTCAAGGAGACCGAGGATATTGTACACGCTAACATGCGTATGGGCATTGGTGTGACAGGATACTTGCAAGCTACAGATGAGCAACGTAGCTGGCTGTCAGATGTATACGTCCACCTTCGTGCATACGATAAAGAATACTCTTCTCACCATGATTTTCCTGAGTCCATCAAGATCACTACAGTTAAGCCAAGTGGAACGCTGTCTCTGCTTGCTGGCGTTACTCCCGGAGCTCACCCCGGATACAGTCAGTACTACATTCGACGAATCCGAATGGCGGCAGATAGTGAACTTGCATCGGTGGCTAGGAACAATGGGTATTTCGTAGAGTATGTAAGAAACTTTGACGGCACAGAGGATCACTCTACTGTCGTTGTCGAGTTCCCCTGCCAGTTCCCTGCTGGAACTATGTTCGCTGATGACATGACTGCCATCGACCAGCTGAACGTAATCCGCAAACTGCAAGCAGAATGGAGCGACAACTCAGTATCGGTGACCATCTACTACCGAAAGGAAGAGCTCGACGCAATCAAGGCATGGTTGACTGTCAACTACGTGAACACGAAGTCTGTCTCCTTCCTCCTGCACAGCGACCACGGGTTTGATCAGGCTCCTCTGGAGGAGATCACCGAAGCTCGCTACTTGGAGATGAAAGAGAAAGTGACTCCGATCACGTCACTTGACAGCCTTAACATGGATGACATTGACATCGCTGATTGCGATACAGGAGCATGCCCAGTAAGGTAGAACAAATGGAGCTGTTCGCAGAGCATGAGTGCTACTATTGTGGTACTCCTTGTTCTGCGAGCTACTGCTCTGAGGAATGTTTAGATAAAGAACTACCGTTTTGAAACGGATAGATCAGTGCTGGATTAGCCAGCTATATCATGGACTAATAAAATAATATGGGGGTACGGAAACCATTCGACAAAGACTTGTACGAGAAGTACGATGAAGCAGCGAAGGAAGCAGCTAAAGATGCTCTCCGCAAGAAAGGTTATGCCGTGTTCGACAACCCTGATAAGTATGCCCAAGACCTCATCGCTGAGAGGGATGGGAAGCAGTTTCTCGTAGAGACCGAGGTCAAGATCCTGAAGAACTGGGATGGTATGAACTTCCCTTATGATACAGTCCAGCTTCCAGAAAGGAAGAAGAAGTTCTTCAAGAAGAGGACGCTGTTCTTTATCTGGAATAAAGAGCTGTCACACGCAGTCACGTTCTGGAGCGATGACGTTAAAGACCTTGAGCCAGTTGAAGTCCCCAACAAGTACAGGTACAAAGGGGAGATGTTCTTCCAGATTCCCATCGGTAAGGGTCACCCCGCAACAATCATCAAGCGGTAATCGCTTTGATCGGTCTGATTTTACCTCCGTATGCAAGGTTGGTTTGCTCTTCAGATTCCTGACCGACAATCAAAGCTCCTGTAAGTACAGCCGGAAGCAGTTTCAAGATAGACTTGATCTCTTCTGGAGAAGTTGTGTCCTTGAAGTGTCTGCCTATAACTGATTTACCGTCTTCAGTTACCTTCATCATGTCGTCCAAGTAGGCACCCTCGTTAGCCTTCAGCCTTTTAACTGCCTCACGCATGCTCACACCTTCTTTCTGCATGATGTCATTTACGAAGGTTGTTCTAACGCTCATCAGGTCAGAGTGGAGCTCCATAGGCGAGGCCAACCATGTATCAAACTCCATCTCGCCCATCTCCTCTAATATATCGCCCTCCCCAATTTTCATCTTCACTTTCTTGGGCTCTACCATCGCATTTTTAAATCTTCTTGCGATAGGGTTGTCATCTCTGGCGATGTAGTAGGCGAATTCTTTGTCAAAATCTTTAATAAGATTATTCATCATCCAATCACCAAGATACTGCAAGTCGTGACCTGATTCGTGACCCGCTGTTTTCAGGATAGCATCAATAGGGACTTCTTTCCCCCCGAAGGTTGCCGTTCTCATGAATGGAGCAAACCGATTTTCAGGACTCATTCTCACACCCAGTGCACCTTCTTGAACGAGCTCAGCAATTTCTGTCATTAAATCCACAGAAGGATCACCGAGAGACGTTTTCATTGAAAAACCTCCACCTGCCGGGTTGAATGAGATATCAACGTACATGGCTCTGTCTTCGAGCGACATAGTCCCCACTGACTCTTGAGGGGCAAGCCCACGCCTAGTGTTTTTGCCAGACTGAGCCTCAATGTTTTTTGCTCGCTTGTAGAAATCCTTATCGAACATATCTATGTAGGCCCGAGGGTTGTCTTTCATTTCCTGAAACAGTTGCTCTGGATCTAGTACTTCGCCGAACTCACCAGCATCAACTCTTTTAGCCCAGTCTCGCTCGATAAACTTCAAAACATCCTGACTATCCTTGAGTGATTCTTGAGTTCGTACAATTTCTTGTTCAATGCGCTTTACTTCGTCCATATCAC